TGCTTCAAACTCTTTTGATTCAGCCACTTCAGTCTGGAAAGAATTCTTAAATTGTGTTTTAGCCATACGCTTAACAATCTTTTTAGGAATCTTTAATTCATCATTGGTGATATCCACAATATCTTTGATTGCTTCGTTATTGGATTGATTACGTTGCATATGTAATACCATTTCGTCAACATAACCTTTGAGTTTTTTCAATTGGTCCTCATCAAAAGAACCAAACAAGGTATTTACTTTGGTCATATTAATCTCCAAAAGATAGGTCAGAATCTTTAGCTTCGATGGCAATCCAATATTGCATATCTTCTTTTGTGTTCTTAAAGTATGACAAACCTTTTGCTGAGATTTGAACTTCATAAGAACCAGAAATCATTTTGAAATTCTCCGTCAAGAAAACTGCCTTGAATTTTTTACCATTACCATCAGCAATTTCTGTGGAGTCTGTATGAGCCGAGTTATCTTTTGCATCACAAGTTGTAATGTAAATCTTTGCACCATCTGACGAGATTGCCAAGTTAGGTGATTGTAGAATACTTGCAGTCTTTAGAATGGATGTCAAATCAGTTTCATTTAACGTGAATGATACATCAACAGTAGGCAATGCCAAATCTTTATCTGGTGGTGTAACAATCATGCTCTTAGCAGTCTTACGATAGTTTAGTTTCTTACGACCAACTTTGAAGATAACATGTTTTTCATCAAAATCAATTTCACCATCTTTGTATAGAGATTGAACCGACAAGAACTGGTTCAAATCATAGATACAAAAATCTTCAGGGAATTCATCTTTAATTCCAGCCTTTGCCAATACAGTTTTGGTTGCCGAAATAGTTGTCAATTTCTTGCCGTTCTTAAACTCAATGCCAGGATTAATGTTGGCAAAGTTTTTAAGAACCGTCAAGGTCTCATTAGATAATTTCATTACGATACTCCTTATTTCAATTCACTTAGTATACTTGAACCATATGATTGTGTCAAGCAATTAATCAACTTCTTTTTTAAATCTTCCAAAGAACCAGAGTTGATAACTTTGTGGTCGATTTGACCACCAATCCAACGCCATTCGGATTCATGCACGCCGGTTTCTTTCATAAACTTTTCCGCTTTGTGGTCACCACGATTAGCCTGTGCGGCCAAAGGATACCAATGCGGTGGAACATTACGTTCAATCTCAATTGTTGTTCCATTCATATCGTGTATGAACTCCAATTCATTTTGAAAACGAACATCCGTTATTACATAATTTTGATTTGGATTTTTTTGTATGTAATTTTTGAGTTTAATCACCCAAAAATCTTGGTGAAAAACATCACGACCAACTTCTGTGCCCATTAATTGTAGAGCCAATCTTGGTGTGAAAGTTTTACCTAATTCTTTCGACCAGAATTCATCTGGTTTCTCACGCCACTCACGTGACTGTTCTGTATCACCTTCAAGTAAATGTCTTGGCCATCCAAACATTTCTGCGGCAACATCTTTGACGCCTTTAGCAAAAGACACGGGTGTAAAACCCATGTCCTTTAACATATCACCAGCTGTGCCTTTACCTGAACCAATGAATCCAAGTAAGCCAACAATCATTACATTTCTCCAACGAAATTGGCTACTGCTGGCATATCACCTTTGAAGTGATAGGTTCCAATGTGGTCTGCTCTCATCCATGGACACAACCAAATCTGTCCACCAATCTTACGCCAGAGTTGACAGAACATATAATCTTCCGACAAATAACGGTCAGAACCACCACCTGTTGCACTATCCTTTGTATCGATGATTGTATCAAAGTATGCATGAATGTAACGTGAACCATCGAAGTGTGCTTGGCCAACGTGGTCTGGTTTGTAACGCAATTGTGGGTAAGCTTCTGCCATCTTAGGAAAGACTTGACGATTCACCAACATGAAACCAGTTCCAATTTCAAGCACTTCAAGTGGATCAGCAACACTAAATCTTTCTGTTCCTTTAACTGGATTAAAAACATAATCACCAGTTAGTTTTTCCAACATACCTATGTCCATGTCTGGAGTCTTTTTCAAGGCCGTTGCGATTGATTTCCATTTGATGGCTTTCTTAGGATAAGGACCACCAATAACATCTTTGTCTAATGCCAACAAAGCAATAACATCTTGTGGATTAAAATGAATATCTGAGTCGATAAACAATAGGTGTGTGCAATCTGAACGATTTAGAAATTCATCCACCAAATAATTTCTTGCACGTGTAATTAAAGATTCATTGAAAAGAAATGAGAATTTCACTGTAACACCATATTGCATACATAGTGCTTGCAAATCAAGACATGCCTTGGCATATAAACCATGATTCATACCACCATACATGGGTGTTGCAACGAAAAGACTTTTCTTTTGTAGTTCTTCTTTTTTAATTGAAATTTCCATTTGCTCTCCAAAAACAAAAATAGGGATCCGGTGTGGATCCCTAGTAGCTTAAAATTAAGCGCTGAAGCTGTAACCAGCTTTTAGTGCAGCACGAACCATAGCTTTGGTTGGTGTGCCTAGACGGTATACTGATACCTTAGAACCATCACCACGTGTTTTGGTGTTGGTGTAGATGCAATGGCCTTCTTGGCGCAATTCATCGATACGTGCGGAAACATTTTGGATTCCGAAACGAGCACGTGCTTGTGCTGTTGAGAGTGTGTTGTAACCATCCGTTTTGCTTAGATAGTTGATGATTTTTTCCTTGGCGGAAATTTTAGCCATAATATTCTCCTAATGACAAAGTTAAAAACAAAAGTCTTGCATTTCGCAAGTATTCACATTATACTATTACTTAGTGTGTGTGTCAAGCATATTTGCGGTATACTTTTTTATCTGCCAACTTGTGGCAGGTATTTTGCCTTGGTTTCTTCCCAAGACAGGTATATCAAGTCATCATAGAATAGGGTTTCATATGAAACATTATTCTTTTTCTTCAACATTGATATACGGCCTTTAGCGTATTTGGTTTTCCAAATTTCTGTTAAGGCTTCTTCACTGGTATCAAATGATTTTACCAGTTGTTTTGCACCAATTTCTTTCCGCAAAAATTCATTGGTGTTATTGTAGAGAGGTGAAAAATAGATGCCTCTCTGGTGTTCTGTGCGAATCAATTCTTTTGGTATACCAAGTTTACCATAAGCAAAATTTAATGTTCGATTTTTGTGGTCACGTTTAAGTGGAAGACCTTTGGTGTTCTTGGCTTCCCACCACTCAAAATATTTTCTTGTGTGGTTCTCTTTTACCCAATCGTAAATAGTTTCTCTAGTTTTCCTAGAAGGTTCGAAAGCAACCGAACCAGAGCTAAAACCCATTTTGTTCCAATGCTCAAGACCATCATACTGAGATAAACCACTGGACTTAGTATTACCATAAAGAGAAGTAGTTGTAACTCCAACAAGAACATCACCATATCTCACCTTCCAATCATTTTGAACTGTGTCAGATAGACACAATAGTGCCAACAATTTACCACCCATATAATTAAAACCAAGTGGTTGTAGTGGCACAATAGTAGAACCAATTGCTGTATGATTAATCATGCCTTGTTGTGTCTTAACATCCCTAGGCCAGCCGATAGCTGTGTCTCTTGGTGTAAGGTCTAAGAAGTCTGATGATATACAAATAACTCCTAGATACTTCTCTGTTTGTCCATCTATTACGGTATAATAAAGATTGCGACCAATATTAGAGTTGTTTTTCATTGTGGATGAAAATGTTCGGATGGTGTTCCATGTTTCCGCAAGTTCACCATTAGATAACTGTAATATTGGACGAAGATTTTGATAATCATCCGGTGATTCTGGCATCCAAAAATTCTTTTTAACTTTCTCAATTAATTTTTTTTGGTTGACATCCACCAATTGAACTTCTTCATCAAACAATGTGCTGATTGTTCTGGTTGGATATTTCTCATGCACCTCTAACCATTTTTGATATAGAGTGTATTCTCTAACATCCATTTGTGATGCATAGGTAAGGTCCTGAATCAATATGTTTTTTAAAGGTTCAGTCTCAATATGTTCAAATCGCTCAGGTGGATTTAATAC